GAGGTGCTGCGCTGCTGTGGCCTTCCAATCCACAGCATACGCGCGACTTTCGTCGCACGCGAGAGGGACATAATCCCAACGCGAAGTATATCGCTCTCTGATTAAAGCACGTCTCCGATGAGTTCTTAAGGAGACAGAGCCGTTCCTAATGCAACCCTGCAATAGCGCCAAAAGTTCTCCGGACGGATTCTCAAACCATCCAGATAGCTGAGGCGCACTCGTGCGGAAGAACTTCTTCCGCTTGTTACAACGCTGTTCTAGGACAACACGTCTATCCGTGAGCTTGGAGTAACGATATTTAGTCGCTCCTGTTCCCGGATGGAGAATTCGGCGTGTTAAAAGACTTTCCGGTACTTTAACACCGAAGTCGTCCGCTTCGTCGTACGGGACCGGTAGAAACCGGACCCGCTTGACTAAGTAGTCGACAAGGTTGTACAACGGACAGTCGTTTTTGCTAGCCCAGCGTACGAGCCGATTGATAGCAGAATAGCAGTCATTAGCGTCGCGGAGTCTCTTAATATAGACCCCTCTGACGTTGTGGCCGTAAAAATAATCGTGGCCACATGACTCACGGAATGGTCCTTCATTGAAGGACTTGTCCACATTAACTCTAAATCCAAGGAGTTCCAGCATCCTCACGACCAAGCCGTAGGCCCTGTCGCTAACGATTATGTCATCTCCAAAGACGGCATAGTTGCCAAGAGAGCTGCCTCGCGGGTTTTCGGGAGTTATCCCGTACGCCCGGTAGCAACCGTGGACTATCGCAGCAAATAACATCGTCTGCAAGGGAAAAGTGAAAGCATTCCCCATTGACGAAACCATGTGCAGCTCCAGAGAACTACCATCTGGAAGGACGGTGCTTGGACATCTTGTCAACTTTAAGAGGTCAAAAACCCTCTTTGGCAAGATTTCTTCGCAAAGTCCCATGGAGATAGAATCACTCGCACTCGAAAGGTCGATAGTACCAAACCCTCCGGTGAGCGATCCCAGCCGAGCAAGTTCTGCATTTCTTTCGGGCTGAATGGTGAGGTCCAAACCAAAGACCTGTACCAGTCGCTGTTCGATAGAATGCGCAATCCCCTTCTGAAACAACATATTGAGGATTGGCTCGGTGCAAATGGTGCGCGATATCGCCGTGGTTTTAGGAACAAAAGAAAGACGGCTACTTGAGGCGATAGCATAACCCTTCTTTACAGCACGCAATTGTTCCATACCGTGCCAAAGAGGGTCACAACGTACCGCGTCCACGTATAACTTGTGGAGTGTCGGACTAGTGGCTGCCATGGAGCTTGTTGCCAACTTTGAATAAAAGTCGGTCTCATTTGCGCCAAGGTTAGCCCCGTTACCCAACCCAAACCCAGACAAAATTCTGTTCTGAGAGAGGATAAAGTCACGGTCAATGGTAAACTCCAACGGCCAAAGATTTTCACCTTCAATCATCGAAGTAACCACCGGGTCCGGATAGAAGAAGCGATCGATAAGTTGTTTAGTCTCACCAAGCGCTACGACTTCCAGATCCGTGCAGCTAGATGTATCCAAGCGCCAGTCACGACAGGCCTCATTCACTTTCGTAAACAAGGCCAACGCAGCGGCATCTCCAGAGGGGTTCAGATCTGAAGTACCAGGAAGGTACTTCTTTACCAAACTCTTGGAAATATGTGCCATTGCGAATTGTCGGGTCGGCTGACCTGGGTAGGGCTCTAAAGTCCCATTCCATCCAGCTGAGTAAAGGTCCAACTCAAGCAGTTGGGTTAGTTCGCCAGCTTTAATAAGCATAGTGCACTCCCATGTCGTAAGAACGAACCCGCAGCAGCATTCCCCGGCTCCCTCCAATCCGCCTCGTTAGAGGAGGTAGGCGTTCAGCCGGTTGCTATCGAGGGTCAAAGTGGCATTAAATAATGCCGGCAACAGCGGTATCCCCAATTCCAGCAGACTGCTGGCTGAGGGCACCGATGTGCGCCGATAGTGCCGCCCTGAGATTGGATGGGTCAGCCGTATCACTACCTGCCGGGACTGAGATTTCGGTCCTGATCAAGCAGATAGCGTACGATTGTCCAGCCAAGGGCAGTACTCCCTTGCGGGTAAGCACCTTGTAAACGTTCATCGGCACGTTGTTCACAACGCCAGTTGTCGGATTCGGCTTTCCAAGACTCCGGAATACCCGAGGCCGACTGGCAGTAATCGTGAACGGAGCTGCTACACTATGCGCAACAACACCGGCTTGCGTCCCTCCCAGTGCCGTGACGGCGTTCTGCTTCCCGTTATTATCCGGGGCAATATCGCCAGTCAAGGTATAGGTCGGAGACGTGAACCCCGTCTGCGCAGCGCCTGTAATAGGCGACGTTACTGTAATGGTCATGATTAGTCCTCTATCCTGATCCACGTAGGCGATAGTTGAACCTCCGTGGGTTTTGGAAATGCAAGTTGGCCTGGAAAGACCCTAGCAAGGCAGACATATTAGCAATCTGCCCCCACCGGGGACCATCCCAGCGAATGACGATGTCCGGGCAAATTGTGCTCGGAGATACCGCCGTCCTCAAGACCCTCTTGCTCGTATAAACAGAAACGGCAGGCTGATTACCCGTCGCATAGGCGGCAACTAAGTTCTTTGCGGGAATTGTCGAACGCACCTTCTCATCATCAAAGAAAGATGTACAAACTAACGTCATCTTCCTTCGAGAGGTCTGGTTTGTCCAACGCAACCCGCTAGTTCTCGCACCGCTTGCGTCTATCGCGTCACCAATGGTGACAAAGTAATCGACGAGAAACGACCATGGGAGCAATTCCCACGCTGTCGGTAGGAACTCGGTGGTTGTAAAACCCCACCGGGCCCATCGATCTTGCCAGGTCGTTGCAGCTTGAACTGTTACGGCACCCTTGTAACGAACGATGATTTGTTCGCGACGGAGCTTAGACCACCTATAGAAAAGGTAGTTTGACCCCACCGCGGTTGACTCACCGTTCGTCTGTGAAACCAACTGAGTGTCTACTGCTGATGCGCTGACAGGAATAACATACTCCTGGTCTAGCAGGCTGTTTAAAGCCTGGAACGCACCATCAATATCCATCATCAGAGGCCTCCAACCAAAGGACCATTCAAGCCAGAGATCCGGAATGCTATAGAACCACCGCTTAGGGTTTTGGCGCTTTCTTTTACGTAGCGCCGCTTCATACCCCAGCAAATTGTCCCACAACGCTCCAGCAGGTCTGCGTAGCATCCTTTGCGCTTCTCGGAGTTGGCCGATAAACGTAGGCGCTGACCAACGCGTCTGCGTCTGACGAACTTTACCGAGAAACGCATTAGCTGCCCTGCCCTGAGCATTACCAACCCAGGCACTTATTGCAGGCGGATTAACCTGAAGGTAACCAATTAAGTCACCACTCAGGCGTTCCACTTGCACTGTCTGGCTATTCCAACCATTGGTGGGATCCCACTTGTAGCTGACGTTACCGCCAACAAACCCTTGGGAGTCCAAAGACTGAAACGTAGCATCCATGTCCGTTGTTGCAGACACGTGCGCCCGTATTAAAGCCTTAAAATGTGGAAGTCCGTTCCCTAAGCGAGTACGCAGCAACGTCATAATTGCAGACGTTAACTTCGTCTTCGCGGCGAGAGTCGTATTCCACACCACATACCGCACGTTGTAACGTACGGTACTTACTTTGGTGTTTGTAGCCATAAGTACCTTAGTAATGAGGGGTTACCCCCTCCGCGGCTAATTACCGCTGCTCTAGAAACCAACCGGCGAACGAAGCCGAGCTAATTACGGAAGAATTGGTCCTTGAGAGTTTCCTCCCATTCAGACCTAGTTCTATTCTCCCTCAGGTAGATCTCGATGTCCTTGATGTTATCGTAGGCATCGTAAGGCGGGATCTCTCCCAGCCCTATGGCCCGAACTATTCTTCCACGTTCAAAGCTCTGAATCATACGGAGCTCCTTGGTGGAATAGTTATCCGGGTTAAGGTCTTCCAGCTCGTCTTCTCCCTGCCTATCGTTTTGGACCCGCAGTGAAGCGCGATCGAGCGCGAGCCCACAGCGTTGCGACAACTTTGCAACTTCTACAGGCTTTAACGTCTTCTTCGCTAACTTCATAGGAGTCCCTTTCGAGTAGGTAGGTTAATAGCATGGCCCAAATGGCGATCACAGAAATAACCACAATGGGTAGCACCAATGCAGCAAGCAAAACAAACTGCATGATGTCAACCATTGTAATGATCCCCATAGTTTACGCTTCTTCAGGCCATGCGGAGCCGGT